CTTAAGTCGGGTCTCGTAAATGTTTCTTACCCACCATATAAACATATCTTCACCAAGTGTGTGTTTCATAGTATTTACCCTAGCAGCAAGTAGCTGTACGTTTTCCCGTACGTAAGGGCCTTGGGGGTTTATACGATCTATTGAGGCGTTAAATTCTTTCTTCTTTCTGTCGCCATACGCGCCATCTCTTTGGTGAGTCATAAGCACGCCAGATAAAGCGCATTTACCGTCTTGCATTTCCCATAGGTCAACAACGTCTTCATTGGTTAATTCGTATTGGACGCCCTGTTTAAGGCGTTGGGATTTTAGTTGAGTATTTAATACTCGAAGGTAGGCTTCGGGGGTAGCGGAGGTTTTTCTTGCTCTTTGCGCTGTAACGCACGGCTGACAAACGCTACGAACAAACCCTTCTTTAAAATGCTCAAACTGGGACAATGGCCTAGTTTTATTGCAGGAAGCGCATATCCTAGAATTTTGTGGTTCTTTTGACGTTTTCTTTTGTTCTCTAGGCATGTGAGGTCTCCACAAAAGAAAGGGGGCCGAAGCCCCCAATCTTAACACCTTTTATCTTCTTATGAAGAACCGGGTGAACCGAAGATGCCCAGTGGGTCAGATACGCCGAAGCTGTATCGCTCACGAGCCTTATATCGGCTGTTGCCTGTGTCAAAGTCTGCGTCCATGCTAGTTTGCATAGGTGAGCGGACAAAGTGCTTCAGGCCGTTAGGTACGTCAGTCATCAAGAACCACGCATTGGTATCAGTCAGGTAGTTATTTACTGTATAACCACCGGGGATTGAACTATTAGTGCGGATTGCGTTGATGTCGTTATCGGCTGTAGCCACACGAAGCTCAGTATCCAACAGGCGAGTAGCAACGAATTGCAGCGCAGGTGGGATAACGAGTTTTGTAGGCTTGGCAGCGATAAGCAGACCACGCTCATCAGTCCAACCAGCAATCTGAATAACAGCCGCTTCTAGTGAAGTTTCGTTAAGGTCAGCGCCAGTAGTAGGACGGTTTGAGTTAGTACCACCAGAAACGAGTGGGTGGTCAGTCGCACACAATACTTTACCGTCGCCGTAAGTTACGCCTGAACCAGTAAATGCGTTGTTGAGGATGCTAGCACCCTTAACTTGCTTAGTGTATGCCATCGCACGTGCAAGAGCCTTCGTGTAACGTGAAGAGAGTGAATCGTAGAGGTTATCTTCGATTGCTTCCTCAGTTAATGAGAAGCCCATAGCGATTGTCTCGTGAGTGTAACGAGCAGTCCACGCTTCTTGTGCGTTGTCATAGTCGATGGCAGAACCTTCACCCTTAACAGGTGCAGCGCCAAAGCCTGACAGCTTGGTTTCTTCCTCGAAAGAACGGTCAGAAGACTCAGTTTCGAAGATTTCCGCAGCCTCGTCACCATACTTCTGATATTCGAGACCAAAAAGGGCGTTTAAGCCCGGTAGTAGCTCCTTAAGGAGTTGCGCTCTTGAAATAGCCATTAGTTAAATACTCCTTAGATGCCGACGTTGTTGGTCATTTGATGACCGCCGGGGTTGAACTTAACCAGAATATCTGGGTTTGACTCGGTCAAATCAGATACTGCGGCGACGACGCGGAACGCTGCTGCTGCGGTTTGAGTAGCACCAACCACGGCAGAAGTTGAATTACCAGTAGCCGTATCACCAGTAGAGGTGGTTTGAGCTGTAGTAAAGTATACGTTCGCACCGATGTCGGATTGATCCATTGCAGCATCAGCTTGGCATTGGAACAGTACATTCGGATCGTCAACTACGTAAGCCTTGATAGGACCGCCATTAGCAGTACCGCTTGGGTAATACTGAGCGAAAATAGTCTGGCCTTGTGCATTGACATATTCGCAACCAACAAAAACGCCGATTGCGCCTACACCACTAGTTCCACTGATGGAGTTAGAAGTCAGGTCAGCGCCCGTGCCAGTAGCAAGAGCAATGTAGCCGTCCGCGCCGATAATAACAACTTGACCATAGAACAGGTTAGTTGCTTCACCAGCAGGGTCGATTAGGTACTGAGTAGTAGCGCCCGCGTAGGGCATACCATCAGCACGTTTTACAGGCTTAAGCCCGTAAGGTGTTGAAGATGTAGCCATTGTAATAGCTCCTAAAATTTAGTTTCCGCTGCCGAAAGTAACCTTCGTTTTCCTATCATGAAATAGGGGCATACGAGGATCATTCTCGCGCATCAGGTTATTGTCCACAGATTGCATTTGAGAATCAGTCACTTGCTTATAATACTCACTGCGCTCTTGGACAAGCTCTGCTGGGGCCTTACATAGCATCAAACCACCGATAATGACATTATCCTTAAACCGCGCGTCAGCTACAGCGTCGGAGAATATTTCAGGGTGATCTTCAGCACGTACAGGTTCCCAACCTTCTCGTATCTTCGAGGAAATATTAGTGGCATCAGAAGTACCTAACGTACTAATACGAACCCAGCGTGGTATCCATCCATCACCTACGTCTACTTCAGGTAGAGTTTCAGGGCGTGACCAAGACTTTTTACGGGCTGTTTTAGTCCGAGATTCGAGTTCTCTATCTAGTCTATTTTGAGCCATTATTGTTTCCTCATTAATTCAGCAGCCTGTTTGGCGTAAGTTTCCAGTGGTACTCCAAGTTTTTTCGCAATAGCAATCTGTGACTGCGTGAGCCTAATTTTCTTAGGCGATGTGCTCCGCGTAGCGGGTGCAACCACGTTGCTAGATTTAGGCTTGGCCTGTACTTCTGGTTCGTCCTCTATCCCATCATCAAACTGATCGGGGAATACTTGTCGCATACGAGAGTTAATTTTCTCGTAGTATTCATCTGATCGCGGGTCAAGCCCGTCTTTCGTTAACTTGTTGTGCAATCCTAACGCAAACGCTGTCATTTCGTCATCAGAACCGAACCATGGGTTGTCGTCGCGCCATGATTCCGCTTTCTCATCCCGTTCGACTTGCAGTTGGGGTGCAGATACTTGCGGTTGTACAGGAGTTTCTCTAGTTTGTAAAGGCGAAATTTGTTTAGGTTTCAAGCCGTTAACTCGCTCCATACGGATTTGAGCCGTATTTAACGCAGTTTGTGCCTCTAGTATGGCGTCTGGGTCGCCAGAGTCATATGCCTGCTTATACTTAGCCTTAGCCATAGCAAGTTCACCTTCTACTTGCTTTTTAGCAGACTGGATAAGCGAATTGTGACTTTGGTCGACCGAACCCTTTAGCTTTTGGTTCTCCTCAACTAGCTGTCTAGCATACGTTTCTAGCGCTTCTCGCTCCCTTAAAGCAGCTTCCTTAGCTCTACGCTCGTCGTGGTATCCCTTGCTAAAGTGCTTAATTCTGCTTTTCACCTTCTCGGAGTAGTTTTCTAGCTCGTCGTCGGTTACTTCTTTAGGTGGCTCAGACGGTTTACGGCCCCGATCTTCTGGAGGAGTATCGTCCTCTACCTCAATCTCTAAATCGCCCGCTTTGATCGTATCTTTACCGGGCTTCTTCATATCTTCCCGACCGACCGCACCTTCTACTTCAAGTGGTGCATCGTCTTCAGCAACATCAACCTCTATCTCTGCGGCTGCTTCTTCTTTATCGGGGTCTGGAAATTCAAACTCTACTTGTTGTCTAGGCATGATCTATTCCTTATGCACGCGAAACCGCTCGCGGATCGTCAACGACAGCTTCAATCGAGTCATCGTTCATTAAACGATATTCCTGCTTTCCAACTTTAAAGCGCGTACCAGTATTGGCACGGAACATCACGTAGTCGCCTACTTTGCACCAAGGCCCAGTAGGGAATCTTTCTTTGTCGCTATAGGCTTCTGCGCCCATATCCAACACAACACCCACAGTAGATAGGATGTATTCCTCTCTAACTGTTGAGCTAGCCTTAACAAGACCACTGTCTCCAAAGGTTTCTTCCACGTTAGGAAGGGCAATAAGCACCCTGTACCCCACCGGTTTTGGAATCGAGGCTTCTAACTCCTCTTGGGTTTTGATCTCTTCAGCTATCTTCTTTTGCCTTTTCTCTTCCAATGCAGTCATTGCTGGAGATACAGAGGCGTCAGCCCCCACTCCGGTTACCGTAATGGTTTCAGTCATCTTCATCTTCCATATAGTTACGCGAAAGGTCATTTATTTCTCTTAATGCCACGTCAAGACCTCGAATGACGCCACACACCTCCTTATACCCAGCGTAGTCATTTGCCCCACCTGAGTGTAAGAATTCTTCGCTAGAGCTTTTGTACTCTGTTAATTTCTCGTTTAGCACGTCAAAGACGGTTTTAGCCATTATCTTCCCTGCCCTCTATATTCTTTAAAACTACGACGTTTGTGCTTATTCATAGAATTTATTTTAAAAGCGCCGTTGCCAATGCTTGTACCTTTTACATTACGGTTTAGGCGTATAGCTTCGGCGGAGTCCATACCTGATTTTTTAGCCACCTTGTGGTCCTCTTTGTTGCGCTCTAGTTAAGTCTAATATTGCCTTAGCCTCGTCTAAGTCTTGCTTAGCGTTAGCCATGTCTGTCTGAGAGGCTATGCGAGTTGCTTCAATAGTTGAGGTTGCCTGCGCTTTCTTAGCATCGAGGTCCAGTTTAGCGGCTGCAAGTGCTGCATCTGCTTGATCTTTCTGAGCTTTTCTCTGTTGTTCAGCAGCCTTAAGCTGTAGCTCTTGCTGTTGCATCTGGATGATTGGGTCTTGAGCTTGTTGTTGCGCCGCTGCTTGCGCCGCTTGTTGCTGATGCGTCTGAGTAAGCTGGATAGCCGCTTTAGACTGTAGCTGGGCAAGCTGTACTTCCATCTCCCGATCCATCTCTTCGTTAGGCGCCGGTAGAGGTGCACCAATTCGCTCTTCGATCTGCTGGCGATATAAGAAGGCTGTATGCTCGGCAATGTGAGCCTGTAGCGACGCCATGATCTGGTTCGCCATCGGGTTCTGTCCGATAGTCTGCATAACCATTGGGTCTTGCATAAAGGCTTGGTGAGTAGCGATATGTGCCTGATGATCTTGGTACATAAACGCCTTGATCGGGTCTCCCACTAGAGCATTCATGTTCTCGCTTACCGGATCGGTAGGCTTCATGTCATCTTCAGTCGGTACGAGCTTGTCAGCGTTCTTAATACCCAAGACCTCGATCATCTGGCGATGAAGTTGTGGGAGATCATAGATTTGTGGGGTGGCCTGCGCCATCTGCAACACGGTTTGATACTGGACCACTCGCTGGGCCATTGTGCTGCTGTTGGGATCACTGACGGGAATTACTTCCACCATGGCATAGTCGGCGCGTCGCGCGCGGGGT